TTTCATGACAAATGACATCCTCAAGAGTTCTCGTTGACTTTGGGTTAATGACAATGCTTCTTGTGCCATATACGCATAAGCCATCATTTTTTTTGCCATTTGTGCATCCAGTGTTTCCATATCCATACTTCCAATTAGCACCATTAATCTTAATGTTACCAATTTTCTGGAATTTCATCGTCTAAATGAAACCATGATATACATAAATACTGATGCACACACGGCTCCAATTATTAGTTGTTGTGTCGCTGACATTCGATGATAGAGAGTTCTTTGTTTAAACACCAGACAGCCTTCTTTAGATCTTCAATTTCCTTCTCTGGATATTTCTTGCCAGCACGAAAGATGTATTTGATTGCATTTGCCCTCAAGTAATTAAGGTGAGCAATGGTATCTACAAGCTCTCCACCAGTTGGGGAGAAGTAGTGTGATGGGCTATTAACTGGGTCGTTCATTTTTTTGATAAAATCATGCCCCTGCGTTCAACCATAGAACGTCCCATCTTGTCTTCAACCACACGATGCTCAATGTTGCCATTGATCATATCATTCAAAACACGCCTAAGCATACGCTGGTGTGATTTAATGGTTGTATCGTATGGCCCCGCAAGCCAAGTAAAGTTCGGCTCAATATAACATTCTTTAGAGAAATCTGATTTGGTCATTTTATTAGTCTGTAGTGTGGAACAAGAGTTGTTGCTGTTTCTTTCTTAATGTAAAATTTTTTCATTTCTACCTTACCCTGCATCAGAAGGTCTTTTATGTATAATTTTGTTTGCGTTGATTTTTTCCCGATGTGTTCTGATATTTGTTTTGCTGTTTCAAAGCCCTCTGGAATCTTGTCTGATTTATTAGCTATTGATCGTGCAATAGCATCAGCCCATTGATTTGCGCTCATATAGGAAGTCTCCATTCTTTGTCAAACTCCCCACGAGTCAATAACCAAACTGCAGAATCATTTCCGATCACCTCTCCAATAACCATCCCTTGTCGCCACCCAAGAGTAGCCCTACGGTATGAGGCATAGTCCATACTTGCCTTACGAGTGAGTGTGCCAACACAGAATCCACTACTCTCCTTGCTCGTCCTGCCTTCTGCCATTTGACTTCGATGAGTGTGTGCAAATACTACTTTTCCTCCGTACATCTCTGCCATATCCCTAGCACTATTTTCGTTAAAAATCGTACCATGTGTGAAGGTCACATCTCCTAGTAAAAATTTTTGGTGTACGCCTGTATAGGGAATCCTGCGGCATTTAATCTTAGCTAGGTATTCATCAATATGCTGATCAATTGACTCAGCACAACAGGATGTAATAGCATTATTGCTGGATTTAAGATATTGGATTCTTACCTCATGATTTCCATCCAAGGCTATGGTAGCTCCAATATCTTTAAGAAACTGAAGACCTCCATCAATGTCTGGACGAACAGGCTCAGACTCATCAGTACTCCCTGCAGCCCCCTTTCTCATGGCTGCAGTATCAGCCCAATCACCTAGATGGATAACTTCCTGTGGCTTCCATGCCTCTCTTGCCCTAATGACTGCATCAAATGCGGTTGGGTCTGCGTATTTGCCATGACTGCAACCAACGCTAAGAAATTTTATAGACTTCTTTCCTATATGGAATTTTTGGGGAGTTTTCATTTAGTCAATTCCCATTACTCCGAGGGGGAAATAGTAACGAGTTCAAACTTGCTTGGGTCTTTCTTTGATGGGGCAATGCCAACATCAACGATAGTACCCTGCTTTCCAAACTCAGTAGCAGCATCAAACAACTTCTCGTCAAAGGTCATTGCCTCAATCACCTTTCCGTTGTCGTTAAACTCGACTGCATACAGCGTCCAAACCTTAGGGCTGCCCTCCTTGGACTTTGCAGCTACCTTCGTATTGGTTGGAAGGACTCCCCTCCACATCCCAGTAACTGCACCTGCTGGACGCACTGATGGATTCTTATCCATAACCTTGGCAACTGCTGGACGAGCCTCCTCCTTCTTGTGGAGGCCACTCGACACATTTCCATCATCGTCATCCTCAGACGCAATACCAAGAACTGCTGCAAGTGCGTAACGACGAGCATAGGTGATTGCTCCACCAACTCCCTGAGGAGACTGATCCTTGAGGGGGAGTAGTAGCGTTGTAGTGGTAGAGTGCCCCCCCTTGTGGATGATCGTGGTTTCAACCCCTGCTGTTCCCTCCATAAACAATGGAGTCTGGCTAATAGCCAATCCATGCTTGAGTAGGATAGGACGAGTTGCGTCAATGATTGCATCTAATGGTGCATACTTCGACTTGAAGTAAGGATTAGCCGCAGTCTTTGGGACATTGGATAGCTCACCAATAGCGGCAACAAGTGCCAGTGAGTATTCTTGGTGTGGTGTGGTTTCTGTTTTCATGTTGTTTTTTTGGTTGTGGGCTATCCCCTCTCGTCGATCTGAATGGCAGTATCGTCTAGGAAGGAGATTGCTTCGTCAAGAGTTGATCGAAGATCCTCAAGAGATGCAAGAAGAAATTCAATTTTTTCCTTGTCTGTCATTTTGGTCTGATCGCTCATTAGAATAAGTGAAGAATTGCAATGACAGCGAGGGTGATTCCGAGCATGAGTGCCGCAAGTCCCATGCCGCCAATAATCTTAATGGCAATATCAAGCTCTCCGTGCAGGAACTCCACATTGTCATATAGCTCATTGATTGAGTTGGTCTGCCCCTCTAGGCGCATCATAATAACCTCATTGGCGGTGATGGTTTTAGAGGCTGGCTTGATGGTCTTCTTTTTAGTGGATGGTGTTTTTGGTGTTGTCATAACGAGAAGCGTTTTATTCACATGGGTTATGAATGTCGAGAAAATCTTTTTTTATTTTTAGGCTTGACTATTTGCCCCCAAAGTTTGTTACCCTGCCGACAGGCCCGACATTTCTGAAGCCTGTTGTTGAAGATCAAGACAACACGCAAACCTTCCTCAGATCCTTCGTTCGGTTCAACCAGCCCTTTAAATAAATCTTTGTTGAGGGCTTTTGATCTACTAGTCGCTTGTAGAATGCTTCCTGCTCTTTGATGAACTTCGATCCATTATCTCCAGATAATTTTAAAATCTTATGCGCCCTTGAGAATCCGCAATTCACACAACAATTAAAAAATATAAAATTCATAGGCCAATCCATATGATCGCAAGCGAACTTGATCCAGTACTCGCTCCAATAAATATCGGTTGCCTCTTCAGCCGTTAGGTTCTTGATATTGACACTTGGATGAGAACGCTGGTCGATCCCATACTTGGTAGCTCCACCTGCATCATTGGGATCATTTTCATAGACTGTTCCCTCCCATTTGAAGACCCAAGGTATGATCGTATCCTTAAATAGCCTCGTCATCGAAATGTTTTGGTTTTTGAATTCTTTGAGTAATCTCTTCTTTGATGGTTTCAACGGAAGATGCCACATTTTGAATCTGACTTGTTCCCACCTTCCAATCGTAAACCAACCTTCCAGTTACCATGAAGATCACAATAGCTCCAGTAATGTAGAGGGTATTGGTTGTGATGCTGACAAACCCAGCCAATGCCTCGTGAGGTAGAGAGTACAAGTGAGCAATAGCCCACCTCCAACTAATCTGAATAAGAGCAATACCGATAAGGCTGATAAAAAGCCTTTGTGATACTATTTTCTTTAAGGACGGAATTTCCATGCTGTTTTAATACCAATGTAGGCACATACTGCGGCAATAGACAAAATGGTAACTCCACGCCACATCCAGAGTTCCCTCAGAGCTTTGATTTGTTTCTGTCTCCAATATAAAGCCTCCTCCTGAGCTTTCGCTAGCAGTTGCGTCTGTGCGTCCACCTTTGCCGTGTAATCGTCCAAAGACTTCTGGAGGTCAATGTATGCATGTTGTCCTTCTGGCTTGATGTGGGGGGCTATACGAGCCACATTACGCTGTATAGCAACGCTGGATGGTGGAGTGAAATGCTCCTGCTTATGGGCGCATCCAATAAGAATCATGGAGGCACAAACAATAAGAAGTTTGTTCATTTTGATAGTCTTTTAATACCTGCACAGATGGCAATAATACCAGCACACAAGGAAACAAGAAGAGTTAGATTTTGAAGCCACACATGAGTTACATCAAAAAAACTAATAACAAGTGAAACAAGAGATACAATAGCTGAAGTTGGCCCTACGTCTGATTGTGAAATGTGATCGCTCATATTACAGAGTGGTTGTTTCTACTTCTACAGTAGAATTAGGCCAGATTGGTTGTCCATGAAATAGTGTTAGCGACAATAGCCAATTTTGCCAATCTGCCCAATATTCAGAACCGATCTTATCCGATGTAGTTAGCATAACCCCTTCTGCCGTTTCACCTGGAGAACATTTCTGAAAAGGATGTACATCATTAATGGCATCCAATTCGGCCTTTTGTTCTGGAGTTACGATGAGCCAGTTCATTTTATGTAAGAGATGCAACAAGCGTGTTTACGATGCCGTCAATAAGAGAAAATGCGTTTGGGTTTGAAGTGTAATTCCACCTAGAACCAAAAATAGCACATTTTATATTGCATTCAGAAATGGAGGTTCCAGCTCTACCAATCTTCATTAGTGAGTTAGTTAATGAAGTGGAAGATGGCGTACTCAACGGAATCGTATAACTTTTTCCTGTTCCGCAAATAACAATTTGTCTGCTTGTTGCCTGTTGGTTTGATGCGATACCCCATCCTCCATCTTGCCATACTGCAGCAATAAGTGTTCCAATTGTTTGTGATGGGGAATTATTTGAAATTCTATAAGATATATTTAGAGGAACTCCATTATGACTTAACTGGCAATCAAATGCCCTAGAAGTATTTTGGCTTCCAAAAGGATGGAATGTTCTCTGAGTTCCAGACACCCCTGTATTAGCCATGTAAACATAACCCATCCTTCCAATACTACCACTACTTACAGGCCAGTTTGTGTTATCATTATTATTAATAGTAGTTTCAACAAAGGTTGTAAATCCATCTCCAACTAATCCGCCTGTTTTTGTATATGTGCTATAATTATTATTAGTAGCACTTTGCCCCCAAACCGCAGATCCACCAGAAACATCTGATCGGTAAAACGGAACCATTAAGCCATTAGTCAATGATTCCTGACCGATGAACCAATACCCTTGGCTGACATGAGACCACAAGGAAACGCCATCATTTCCATTGGTGGACTTCAAAGATTGAAACGCTGCATCAAATGCGGCTTGGTTGGCGATTGTTATTGAGCCGCCAGCAGAAACAACTCGGTTGTACCAATCCTGACCATCGGGATCAACCCAAGGATAAACAGGGCCACTTGGCCCAACAAACGGAAAATTTATACTAGCCTTCAGGGCGAGGCTTGGCATGACTAGGTTGTGTAAGCTACTACGGAAGTTCCAGAACCAGTTGTGAAGCTGGTAGTATTTCCGTATAGGACAAAACCAGCAGGAAAAGTAACGCCAGTTATGGTTCCAGTAATGTTGCCAACGTAAGCAGAAAGCGTTCCGCTAGTCACAAACTGAAGTGCGTACCAAGCTCCAGATCCAGAGGAAGTAGAAGCAAGGACAATCTTTCCTCCGTTAGCTCCAGAGTTGTGATCGGATACATTCAAAACACCATCAACGGCCTCTAGAATCTTACATTGCGTAATTAATTCTCCGTCTGCTGGATTAGATGTTACAGGTTGAAATGTTGTCATATAATTAAATTAATATCTTTTATTGAGTAGATAGGCAAGTGATATTGCAATATACACAACTGCCCCTACGATTGTGCTGTTTGATCTAATTCCAGCCTTAACGATATTTGTCCTTACTTCATTGTAGGAAATCTGCATTCTAACAGATCCAATATAGTCAGTTTCTGATTGCTTTAGAACACAAGCTTTGGCAATGGGGTAACACCTAATAAGAAGCCATATGTCACTAAGAGGCTTCATAACTATTCAGAAGCTAACTGCTGCACGAGTGCCTTGATCTGCTCCTGAGCTTCAGTGGGAAGAGTTGCGGCAAGGTCAAAGAAGGAAGCGTTTTTTTTCGCTACCTCTGCGGCATCATAGGAGGCTAGGATCTCGTCAACCCGTGTGGACAGATACGCTTCTGCCGTGACCTGCTCGGCTCCCTCGACTGCATTCAGTCGGGCGACGATGGCGTTGAGGCCGCTTAGTTTGGATGGGTCGATGGTGAGTTGCATTATTCGGCGGGTTGAGGTTCGGCTTCTTCCTTGGGAATCAAAACGGCGATGGTTTCTAAAGC